TTCCATGCTAATTTTTTTGTTGTAAGAGCTGGAAATCCATCTTTCATATTATGTCTGATAGTGTATCCGAAAATAGATTTAGTACCAGTTCCGGTTCTATCTTTTTTCTCAACACCATAGTTGATAATAGTTTCTAATAATTCTTTATATTGTTTATCTAAATTATTCATATTAAATTATTAAATCATCTAGTTTTATATTGTGTTCATCCAATATTTCATATATCTTTTCATATACCATATCTAATGCCTCATACTTATCTATTTCTTTACCTTCCATACTCCACTCTAACCTCTTTTTAGTATTATGAGTTATATCCCACAATGCTAATGCCATATCCAATGATTTAACGGCTCTTTTATGTGCCATAGAATCATCGGCATCATTTAAATCATATTCTAGTTTTGCCTTTGCCATTTTTTTCAGTTTTAGTTTTGAAAAAGAAAAATAATTTTGATTCTAAATTATCCATTTGAGTCATAGCTATCCATTTACCCAATACACTACCACCAATATAAAATGGTAGTACCCACATATCACCTTTTAACAAACTATCCAATGAGAAATAAACCGAAGCAAGTGATACCAAATTAATCCATACTGAATTAATCATCAATCGTGTCAATTGATTTTCATAAGTAAATTTAATTTCTAATACCTTAAAGATATTAAACATTATTTGAAAAGTTAATATGGCTATATAATTCATCATTTAATAAAAGGTAGTATTGCTAATTCTTTTGCCTTTGCCTCAACCATAATATCCAAATCCAATCCATATGTGTTTGGTAATTGTTTAATATAATCAGCATGTGCTTGTGGTTTGTTTCCTTCTCTTGCTTCAGAATAATGTACTTCTTGAGTAATACCATTAGGCCAAGTTGCTGATGCCAATTTAAGAGCTTCTTCTTCGGTTAATCCACCTGTGCAGAATTGATGATGGTGGTAATCAAATACAATTGGAATATTTGTATGTTTGTGAATATACATAAGGTCTAAAACTGAATACATAGATGCCTTATCATCATTCTCTACTGTCAATCGTTTACGAACCGATGGAGATAACCTTTTGAAGTTTTGAATGAATCTATCCATAGCGGATTTTTTATCACCATAAACACCATTACAATGAATATTAATATTATTATAATGAGTTTTAGATAATCCCATCATATCAAATATTTTAGCATGTAATTCTAAATCTGCAATTGCATTTTTTACAACTTCTTCCTTTGGAGAAGTTAATACAACAAATGGACCAGGATGTGAATTAATACGCATATCCCAAAACTTAGCGAAATCGCCAGCTTTCTTTAACTCACTTTTAATCTCTTTGTAATCTTTTAATTGAGTTAAATCCAAATGGTCACCCCAAGGTACAATAGTAGATGATAAACGGAATAATTTAATTCCATTCAATCTATTCCACTCTAAAATTTTAATAATATCCCTTGCATTGAGTAATGCGAGTTCAGAAACATAGTCTAAACCTTTTGTTTGAAAAGTTCTCTTAACCATAGCTCGATTAGTAGATACTTTCTTACCCATACTCATATTGATACAAGCGTATCCTAAATTCATCATTTTAGTATTATTTGTTGTTATACAAATATACGAAAACTTTATGAATTTACCAAATATTAATATGATTTACTTGAAAAATCGGTTGGATATTGAGAAGGTTTGATATGTTTTATCCAATAATTAACAGCGTTTTGGTCATTTATCCAATGTTTACGGTCAGCCCAATTGAAATCAGGTCTAGCATAGTATGGTAACATATTTTGTATTGCTGCCGCTCTACCAGGATGTGATGCTATAACTCTATTTATTAAACCATCACCATCGGTATCTATACCATCAGTACTACCATCACCATCCAAATCAATAGCTCTTTCTGAATAATCAGTTTTAAGATTTAATAGTATTTCATCGGTGATTTCTGGTTCTAATGCTTTCTTTTCTTCATCCGTTAATGTAGCGTATTCCTCTTCCAAATTTGTTGGAGTGGCATCAGTTTCGTTTTTTTTTATGTCCTCATTATATTGAGTAGCTGTATTAACTAACGTTTCGTTTGGTTCTGATGGATTTTCTATTTCATTAAAGAATACTTCCGCATCTTTTTCTGATAGAGTTATTGGTTCATTATACAATCCTAATTCCTCATCTCCTTTCATCATTTCAACTATGGCTTCTTTTTGCTTTTCCTTATCACCATATACTTCATATTCCTTATAATCATCATCTAACCCATCCCCCAATGTAGCATCCCAATCTGATAAATCATCTTCTTCTTTTCGTTTCATCAATAATCCATTAAATGCAATAATCAATGCAACCGCTAACGGGTCAAATACAATTACTATAATGAATATAAAGAATTTTACAACTGTATTAAGTGGTACTCCAAATGCTTCTGCTACGAAACGGAATCCACCAACTTCTCTTTCTAATTCAATGTTGTTATTTTTGATTGCGTTAATTGAATCTAATGCAACATTGTTTTGTTTTGTCAGTTCATCAATACGTTTAGATACCGATGCAATTTCTTTATCGGCAGTTTTAATCATTTGTGAAACTCTTGAAGTTGATTTATCTTTATCTATTTGTTTAGATAAATTAGCTTCTTGTGAGTTACGAATATTTTGTTGGTTAGTTAATTGAGTTGTATAACGAGCTATCTCTCCATCATTTTTAGTGATTTGAGTTTGATACACTGCAATATCTCTTTCAATCTTTTGTAATCCCAAATTTTGTTGTTGGAATGCGTTTGATAGATAACCAAAGATACCTGCTGATGTGATAAGCATCAAAGTACCAACTGATATAGTTAAATACCATTTGTTAAATCCTTTAAGGGTATCCCATTCTTGTTTTAGGTATGTTGCGGCAACTAATTTAGCAAGTTCCAATGAACCTGCCATTACCATTACCGAAACCGATGCTCCGGCGAATAATACACCTAATCCAGTTACGGAGAAATAAGCCGCACATCCGGCAACAAGGATTGCTGAAAGTCCAACTAATACTTTTAACCAATTCATTTTTATTATGCTAAATCTACAATGTTTGTTGTCAATTCAACCAATCTTTCAATTTCCTTTGAAGCTCTTTTTGCTTCATCTTGATTAACCGGTCTTTCACCATTTAACATTTCGGAAATAACTTTAGCTCTTTTAGCAATTGCTTCTAAATTCTCTTGAGCTCTCATTTTGTATTCAGGTTTCATAAAACTATTATTTGTTTCTATATAAATATAAGTAAAAAGAAAAAGGGTGGATTTTGATACCCACCCTCTTCTGTATTTTGATAGGATTACCCTATTGAAATTGTTCTTTTCTTTGGTTTTTCAGGCTCCCTCTTTGGTATTTGTAACTCCAATACACCATCTTCAAATGATGCTTTTACCTTATCTAAATCAAAGATTTTAGAATCAGCCGTAAAACTTCTCAAGAAAGATGAACGTTTAACTTCTCTACGAAGATATACTCCACCTTCTTTTTCTTGTGATTTACTTGCTTTTTCTCCTTTTAAAGTAATTACATCACCATCTACATCAATGGTAATTTGTTCTTTGGTTAGACCAGGAACTTCTGCTACAATCTCAATACGGTCATCAAAGTTAATGATGTCACATTTTGGATAAGCGTTTTGTTGGAATGGGTTGATACCGATTTCCTTTGTTAATTCAGGAAATGCATCTGAAAATACTTTATCAAATAAAGTATCTAATGGAGTGAAGAACTCGTCCCTAAAATTTGGGGTAGGGAATCCCCTTTGAATTTGGTTTTTCATTTTTTTACCTTTTTTAAGCGTTAATTTGTATCTCCTTTTGGATGATACGCCGATATGCTGGCCAGCTCTATCGGATTATAAATATAGCCGTAGCTAAAAATTATGCATTTTGTCTTTCAATAATTGTACTCATATGGTCAGCCCAATGTAGTATATATTGAATTTTAGAACGAAGGTATTTTGAAGTATCATATACTTTAAAGTATTTTTCATTATCTTCATCATATAGACCATCGGTTAGTTTGATACCAAAGTATTCATTCTCATTATACTGAACACCGTAATGATTTAATGTAAAGAATGTTCTATCGGTAATTGTCATAAAAGGAATATTTTCATTTCTTTTATACAATTCACCTCTATTATCAATGTGCCATTTTGAATCATTTGGTACATAGTGTAATTCGTCTTTAATACCTAACTTGCCCAAATCATGATGAAGTGCTGCAAATAATAACTGCTCATCGGTGAAATCAACTGTACCACCAGCTTCTTCGTAAAGTTTTTTCATACGAAGTGCGTTTTTACAAACATTCATAACGTGGTCAATATATCCACCCTCATATGCATTGTGATAATTGAGATTACCACTCGCAGGAGATATAATCAAATTAGGACCTAATTCTTCCATTGAATACATCTTTAATAGTTTCTCCAATCTTTCAGGATTAGAACTACATGCTTTACGAACCAAGTTTAGAAACTTTTCGTAATTTTCTTCCAATTGTTTTTCTGTGTAACTTTTCATAATACAAATATACGATTTTATTCTTGAATTTCCAAATTTTCTTCAATGTCCTCTCCACAAAGAGCTGAATATAGAATATCCAATTCTTCCTCACTACTACAAAACCCTAACCCGTCCATATCCATTATTTCTATAAAAAATTGACCAGGCTTTATTCCAATTTCTTTCATTAAGAGTTGTTCATCGGTTGCACTTGATATTAACATTGGTGCAAATTCATCTTCTCTATATTTTGGAATCGGTATTGTCCAATAGTAATGCCCATCCTCATCATTTCCATTCTCATCCATACCATCACCGGCTATAATCTTTTTCCAACCCTGTCTAATAAACGTTTCTTCGGTTATAGGGGTCATTGGTAGTTTAACTTCTTTCTTTCTCATTCAATTATTATTTTAGTATAAACTATTTTTTTACTTAATGTGTTTTCCGCTTTCAATACCATCGTATCACCAATCATTTCTTTAATAGGACCAATCATATTAGAAAATTCACCATCTTTGGATGTATATGATGCAATATTTGTTGTTGGTACTAATTCAGATTTAAGAGCTATAAATGGTGGTAATTTTACAATTGTAAATTGACCTGTAAAATAATTTATATAAGTTTCACTTATTGTTGCAATAGTATCACCTCTTTGTATTGACCAAAATAAATTACTTTCCCATTCTATTTTATGTGGATATTGTGCAGGTTTGTTATTTACTAAAAATCTTCCAACTACTCTATGAGTTTGTTGTGTAGAATACGGATTGTTTATAACCAAATGATAATACCCATTACTATCTTTTGGTAGAGATTTAGTACCTGCTCTATTAAGTACTGAATCAATTCTTAATTCGTAATTGTAAATTGGTTCAGGATATATTTCATCTTTTTGACAAGATATTAGTAAAAATAAACAAACAATAGGGGTTAATAGTTTTTTCATTTTATAACAATTTTTTAAGGATACTTTCCCAAGTAGGATATTCGTTAAATAATTTTGTTTCGTAAGACCATCCGAATCTTAATAATTCACCTTTGAATTCTCCGGCTCCATTTGCGATTCTATCGTCAATTAAGTAATCACCAATCAACAAACCTTTAAGGTGAGTGATTGCCATTTTCTTTTTGAATAAGTTACCAAAGTGTTCTTCAATCCAAAATCGTTTATCCATAGCCGCCATCGGGTTACCCCAAGGTGCTGCGGTAGCTATATACAATTCGTACTTACCACTTTCTGCTAATTTCTTGATAGCTTCAATAGCTCCTTCAACTGGTTTTGGGTTTCTAAAAATACCAGGTATGTGGTCATATCTGCCTTTATAGTTTTCTTTTAAAAATACATTCTTTGATATAGTTTCTTCAACGTGCCCATTGAAATCAACAAGCACCCCATCCATATCAATCCATACAATCTTTTTTTGGGACATAATCTCTCAATTTGTTTACATAGTAAAGATACGAAAAATACCTGATATTACCAAATAAAAAAGGGGAAATAACGTGTTGAAAATCAACTAGTTACGTCCCCTTTTCATAAGTCATTGAAAATCAATTAGTTATAACTTCCTCATTTTCAACGATTTCCTGTTCATCTTCATCTGGAAATGGTTTAAAACTGAAATCTAAATCATAAGGGTTATTTTCCCCTAAAATTATTTGTTCTTCTAATTCATATCTTTCAAGTACTCTTTTAACAATACCTGAACGAATACAATCTTCTCTTGTAAATTCTATTTGATAAACTCCTTTTAATTTACCCAATCTTTTCCACACATCAAAGAATCCACTTTTTGTATAAGCGGGTGAACCATTAGTTCTATATTTATCACATTGAGAAAGGTCACCTTCAATAATTAATTTTGTATCATCTGAAATACGAGTGATTAAAGTTTTTAATTGATGTGGTGATGCGTTTTGTGCTTCATCTAAAATTACATAACTTTTTTCAAAGTTTATACCCCTTAAAAAATTAAGTACTCTAAACTCAATTTTACCCTGTTCTATTAATTTTTTTGTTTCAACTGGTCCTATAATTTTATGCATTATAAAAAGAGATGATTCGTTGTGAACTGCAATCTTCTCCATTAAATCTCCTGGCAAATGCCCTAACTTATCTTCGTTACCAACATCAACGGTTGGATTTATGATTATTAATTTTTCAATATGTGACAAACGATGTAATAATAACTCTAAACCTTTTTGAATTGATATGTATGTTTTTCCTGCTCCTGCTAAAGCATGACCCATTATAATATTATGATTGGGGTGCTCAATTGCTTTGTAAAATCTTTTTTGATTGAATGTTTTAAATTTTATTTTCTTTATAACTTTTGGATAAGATAACTTATACTCTTTAACTACTTCCTTTGGAACTTCTTCCTCTCTAACCTTTTTAGCCATATCAATTTATTTTTTTAGTTTTTTGGCCGTAACACTTTGTGGTTTCCCTCTAGCTTTTTTTAATTTAATAAGTTTCAATTTATTATGTATATCTCTACACAATTCGTATTTTTCTAATTTAATACAAAGGTTTAGTAAATGTTCTAATGCTAAGACGTACTCATCTCTACCGATTTTAGAAACAATATCGGAATCTTTAAAACGAAATAAAATGATGTGAGATTTTTTAGATGTGATTGCGGATGTTAATCGTTGAAATGTCTGGTGAAGAATGTTGTCTCCGTAATCATTAAGATATCGGTTAATAATAGGATTACTACTATTAAGGTACTTCTTCCATGCAACATTTGGATTAACCATCGGCAACCTTTTTATTACTTATAAATATAAGTAAAGAAGTTTATCCAAACGCAGTTTGTGTATTATTTTCTTTCTGTTGTTGTTTTTCTAAAATACTTCTTCCTATATTTTGGAAATATTTTTGAGTTGATGAAAATCTATCATCTCCCTTTGGTTTACCATCAATTGTTAATTTACCACTCTTGATTATATTATTAATTTCAAATTCAATATCTTCTTTTCGTTTAGTTAGACGTTCTAATTCAGCCATAGATTTATCATATGCTTCTTTTTGTTTCTTAAATTCTTTCTTTTGTTTTGCTTTACCAACAAAGAATTTAACAATACCAACTGCCGCCATAATACCCGCACCAATTGGACCAGTAGCTGCACCTAATATCTTCGCCCCAACCCCTTTTACAATTCCTTTTGTAATAGCTTTTTTTACTATCGCTTTTCCTAATTCTATGGTTGCAGTTTTTCTTACTTCTTTTAGTACTTTTACTGCTACTGCTCCTTTTGGTTGAACACTTCCCTTACTACTTGCGACTACACCATTAACTGCTATTGCAGTTTGGATTGTAGCTGCACCAAGCTGTGTACCAGCCGCTCTATTGATTAATCCAGAAACTTGTTTAGTCTTATTACCTACAAATGTGGTAGCAGTTCCAACCGCTTTACCAACTTTAGTTACTGTATTTTTTACACTATTTACTGCGTTTTTTAAAGTAAATGCCCTTTTTGTTAGTTGCGCAGTTACAGTTGGGGCTCCAATTCTATTACCCAACGAGTCTACAAGTCCACCTGATACAACTTTATTTTGTAAAGCGGTCATTCCGGCTTGATTTAAATCAGTTACCTTGGTAATTGCTCTTTCGGTTTTAATAATAGCTTCACTACCAGCTTTTAATGCCTTACTTGCTTTTTCTGCCGCTACAAGCGATTTAAGAGCAGTAGCTCCTTTTACTACACTAACAGCTCCCAATCCCAAACTAATAATTTCCAATACCGATGTTTTTCTTTTTGTTGGAGCAGCTGGTATATCACCCTGCATAGCCGCGATTGCCTCATCAATATCTTCCAATTCCAAATATAAACTTTCTAGTCTATTTGCTAAAGCAACTGCTTTTGCACTATTTGGAGTAAACTCACCCGTTTCTTTATTATATTCTCCAATTTCATAATCAGCAATTTTTTCAGCAGGTAAAACGCCATTATTATCATCATCATCTGGATTTACCTTTCCAACAACCCAATCTATATATTGAACTAATGTAATGTAATCAACTGTATTATCCGCTACTAAAAAAAGATTTTGGTTTTGTTTTACACCTGTGCCTAAATCTATTAATTTCAAATCGTTAAATACCGCTATTTGTTTATCAAGTGTAACTCTTATAAATAAATTTTCATTTAAAGCGTTATTGATAAAATAGGGATTATTTTCAGTTATTGAAATTAACAAATCATCGTAAAAAGGCTGAGAAGTGAAATATCTCGTCTCATCGGATATATTGGATTCTTTGACTGCAAGGATAAATCTAAACGAAGTATTATCAATAATCTCTATATTGTCTAGATTTGGTTTTATATATGGTTTTACGTTATCCTTCTCGTAATTACCAACTACGGCAAAGTTACCATCAAGGGTTCTTCCATAATTATCAACTGACGGATATACGTTTGGATATAGTAATAAGTTTTGATATTCCATAAGGATAAATATATCCCTATCAAATTCTTTACTTTTGTAGGTTTTCTATCTTTCTATTAAGGTAAAATGCAGCTTTCTTTAAATCTTCCAATTCTTTTTGTGGGTCTTTCTTGCCGGCTCTTGCTATGTATTTAGCTACATTGAATAGGTATGCATCTTTATCTAAACCCCACGCTTCACATACTTTAATCACTTCGTATGGATTATCAACACCCCCATAGTGTTGTGGTCCATTTACCATTTCTTTCTTAATAAATTCGTCTTTTCTTATGTTTGGTTTAGCAGGCATATATGTAGATATTTTTATTCGTTTTACAAATATACGAATAATTCCTGATATTACCAAGCAAAACAAACTATATTTGAAAAACTAAAAAATTTTTCCACATTTGTTTACGTTTGGGATTTTTTGACAATAGTTATTGACACTAGACTATTTAACCAGGGAATAAGAAAGCAGTATAAATAAAGACTTTAACTAGGAACTTGGAGCAGCTTACAATTCTGAAAAACTTCCATCCTCATTCTTTATAGAAATTTTATAATCTCTACCATCGGTATCAGAATTTTTCAATTCATTTAATTTCAATTCCGCTTCTTCTAATGTAGAAAAAGAATGTAAATCATCACTATCGTTTATTTTTAATACCCAGATAAGTGTGTTTTTTGGTATAAGTTGTTTATGGATAACGTACATCTTATTTTATTAATTTTTTAAATAATATCTTTTTAGCCCAAACACTTCGTAATCCTATCCATTGATAATATCTATATTTCAATTGCTGCGTTAAAATCAAAAAGAAAATAAAACCAAACACCAATAACAAAAGATTAATTAACTTCGATATGGTGGTTGATATCATCATTATCTTTTTTTCAACAATGATTTAATATCACAATAACAGGCATTTGCTCCGTGTGCTATTGCCATTAATACCCACATCCAAGTCATTTCACCAAATCCCAAAAGGGTTTTTGATTCCCAAACACTAATTAATATGTTTGGAGAGCAATGAATGATTGTTGATTGTGGTTGGTAAAAATAATACGCTAATACTAAAAAAGAGAAAGAAACCCAATATCGTAGTATGTAGTATTTTATTTTACTCATACTAATAAATATTAACTAAACTAAATACCGATTTCTTTAAGACGGAGTAACTCCTGCTGAATATGTTTATTGAAAGGATTCCATTTAATATTTTCCAACATCCACTTACGATACCAAATAGGAATCTTACGAATTTCAGTATCTTTGTATTTTCCGAATGTCATCCTAACCACAGGTCCTTGTGCGGCAATATCATGTGGGTTTGGTTGATTTTGTTTGTGTAAACCTATTTCGTGAAGTGGAATACCCGTCAATAACTTCTGACCTTCTCCATATAATTTCCATAAAGGAACTTCATAATTAAAATATAAATCTTCTACTTTCCCGAACTTTGGTACACTCCCCACGAAATCAATTATAAGCCCATTCTGCTTATCAGGATGGATACGGGTTACTCTACCCACAAATTGATACCACCAACTCAAAGAAGCCGTAGGTCTCCCCGTAATGATACAATCCAGTTGTGGATGGTCAAACCCTACTGAAAGAATTGTAACTTGTACGATGATTCTCAATACACCTCTTTTAAATTCATCTATTATTCTATCTCTATCGGCATCCGCCATACCACTATATATCGGTGCACAACTTGGTAGACGGGTTGAAAGTTCTTTTGCTTCTTCAATTGAAGGAACTGCCACTAATATTGATTTTCTATCTGGTAATTGAGCTATTTTACGAATTATCTTACCTGCAATATCCTGGTCTTTGTACGCCCTTCTAATACTTTCTTCGGTATATTCAGCATTTGTTGAATTATATACTAAATCACCGGTTTCAAAATCGTATGATTCATATTGTAGTGGTGACCAGAATCCTAAATCCACCATTTCCTTAATTTGAGCAACGTGGATGATTTCTTTGAAGAAATTACCCTTTTTACTCTTTGAAGTAAGCATTACTAACTTTGAAAATGGTTTTCCAAACTCGTCCATATTAGTTTGTAACTTTAAAGGGGTTGCTGTTAATCCTAATATGTGTGTTATTTTAGATGCAGTTAAAAATCTCCTTAACATACCATCTGGTTCTCTCGGAAAACGGTCACATTCATCAATAATCACCTTTTTTATCCCTAATTCGTGGAATTTCCAAGCAATATTAACAATTGAACCAATTGTAGCATAAGTTACATCACCAATCTCCTTTTCATTCATAGATGCGGAGTAAATTGATGCTTTTCCACCTAAATTGATGAATTTATTGTAATTTTGTTCTAATAACTCCTTTGAAGGTTGAATAACTAGGATTTTTTCACCTAATTGATGGGCTATTTCAGCGATAACGATACTTTTACCAAAAGCGGTAGGGGCAACAATGATTGAAGGGTACGGCTTCTTACTTTTAAAGAATTCCACACCCTTTTTTACAGGTTCTATCTGATTCGGTCTTAATTCCATCAAATTATTTTAAATATTCCGGTCCATACACACCATATTGAGCAG